CAGTTCACTTAATAATGCCGACTGGTCGCGGCTGGGGTTCCAGCGCTTACGGTCGCTTCCCATGATCCAGCCGTGGCCGTAGCTCATGGACGGACTTTGACGAACAAGCAGCGATGCGAACGAGGGTTCATTTTTCACGCTCACCTCACATCAGGCCGAAGGTTGCGCCGATGCCGCTGACAGTATCTACAGCGCCAGCTACCGCAGGGTTACCCTGGATGCGGCATTGCACAGCCATAGCGGCCAGGAACAGGCAGCGGATCCCGACGTTGACGCTGGACACCATCGAATTTTTTCGGCACTGCGTCATGCGCTCCGTTGATATTGCGCCTGCTGCGAGCTGGCCCACTTCTGCCGTAGCCTTCATGACATAAACCGGTAGCTTTTCACTAGCCAGCTCATTTACCGGCACACACGGCATACAGTGCAGCTGTGCCAGAAAGCCATCGACCAGTGTTGAGTCTTCGGTGATATCGGTCAGCAACATAATTTCCGGGGCTGTCAGCTGATGCGGCTGTTCCGGGTTCAGCTTATTGCGCAGTGTCTGCGGCTTAATGCCTGCTTTGTCTGCAAGCTCGGCCACGTTGTGACGCGCTGCAAATGCCTGGCAGGCTTCGTCATAGTGGCGATGTGTGGAAATCCTAAAATCAAACATGTTTCACTCAATCCTAAGTGATAAGTTGAATTACGCGTTAAGTGAAACGTCACATTCACTCAATGCTTGGATAGTAAGGGCGGCCATGTTCACTTCGATAAGCCCCTTTTTTTGTTTACCTTTTGGCTTGATAGGAAGCTTTCCGTATTCAATCAGGTTCTTAGCAGTCTCTTTGTTCGTACCGGTACGGCGGCAATACTCATCCAAAGGCAAGTAGGGTTCTGGGATGACGATTGTAATGTTTGGTCGCATAGGGCAAACTCCATCAGTTAACCTGTACGGCAATACAGGGCTATGAAAGGCAATATTCACTTAAACCTACAAACCGAATCCTATACTTGATCCGGTCTAGATAGCAAGAGGGATTTTAGATTGAGTCTAGAAATTAACTTCAACTCAGGCGGCATTGCTGTCTTAGACAGGGTGATTGAGGCTTACGGATTCACTACTAAAGTAGCTTTAGCTGAACATCTTGGCATCGCCAGCAGTAGCCTTGCGATGCGCTATAAGCGCGACTACTTCCCATCTGACATCGTTGTAAAATGCATGGCTGACACTGGCGCTACTCTTGAGTGGCTAGCAACTGGCGAGGGCCAGCGTTTTGCCAATGAAGATCTGAATATTTTTAAGATGCCCCGGCATAAAATTGTGGATGGCCATCTTTTCGAAAACGGCTCCTTGATGTTGGGTAAAGATGCGTTCCTGCCGGGCAAGGCTGCTCCTCAAAACCCTATATGCGTGGTTGATGGCGCTAATCAGCATGTAGTTGATAAAGTTTTCTCTGAAGTTTATGACGATGAGTGGTTGGTTGAAGTTGAGGGAAAATCCAGCATTCGCACACTTACTCGCATTCCTGTTCAAAAGGTCAGAGTTAGCGGCTCCGGCTCGTCATTCGACTGCGCTCTAACAGATATCAAAATCATTGGCCGTGTGGTTATGACCATAAAATAAAAAGGTAAAAAGATGGATTATACCAGAGCAACAAAAACTCAATTAAAAGATGAATTTACACGCCTAGCTAAAGTCGTAGGCGATGTGCCCTTTGGTACAAAAAAAGAGTTTTTCCATTTGCCTAAAATATTAAACCAAGGCGAGCAACCATTGGCAGTAGCCAGCGGAATGATGAATAGCAATACTTGGCTAATTACCTTAACCAATCATAGGGTTATCTTTCTTGATAAAGGGATGATTTTTGGGGTTAAGCAAGTAGATGTTAGGCTAAGCGATATATCTAGTGTCGGTGGAAAGACGGGATTACTTCTTGGTGAAATAACAATAGGTACTGCGGGGCAAAACTATACAATCAAGAATGTCGTTAAAGGAACCGTCATTCCATTTACTAACCTCATTAATGAAACTCGCAACTCAAAAAGCCAGAAATTCGAAAAACAGGATGAAGTAGCTTTAAACGATCTTGTTACGCAGATTGAACGCCTCGCAGCACTAAAAGAAAAAGGCGTGCTGAGTGATGAAGAGTTTCAACAGCAAAAACATCGTATTCTCAACGGTTAGCCATGTCTGTAAGAAAACTTTCTAGCGGTGAATGGGTTGCAGATTTTTATTCTGTTAACCGTAGTGACGGGAAGGAAGGTAAGCGCGTTCGCAAAAAATTTGCGACGAAGGGCGAGGCGCTAGCCTTTGAGAATTACACTCTACAAAAAGTTGAAGATGCGCCCTGGCTTAGTGATGGAAAGGAAAAGCGTCGCCTCACTGACCTTATTCACCTTTGGTTTGATCGTCACGGCATTACCCTTCGTGACGGTGAGAAGCGTAAAAGCTCTATGCTATGGGCGAGCGAATGCATGGGATCGCCACTGGCCGTAGAATTTAGCGCACAGCTTTTCACATCATATCGAGCCAAAAGGCTTGAAGGTCATTTCGCACGAACCAAGCGCATTAGCCGCGTGTCTGCGCGCACTATGAATCTTGAGCATGCGTATTTTTTAGCCGTGTTCAATGAACTCAAAAGGCTGGGTGAATGGTCGGCCCCAAACCCCCTGGAAAACGTAAGACAGTTTCGCACTGATGAAAGCGAAATGGCATTCCTTACAGAGGAGCAGATAGAGCTGCTTTTGCTTGAGTGTCGCAACAGTTCTGCACAAGATTTAGAGATGATTGTAAAAATCTGCCTGGCAACAGGCGCTAGATGGAGTGAAGCTGAAAGCCTTAGGCGTGCACAGATAATGGCAGGCAAAGTCACGTTCACAAAAACGAAAGGAAAACGAAACCGCACTATACCTTTGGATCCTGAACTAATTGCAGAGTTACCAAAGCGAAACGGCGCACTGTTTACACCTTGCTATTATGCATTCCGGAATGCTCTTGACCGAGCAGGCATAGAGTTGCCCGCAGGTCAGCTCACTCACGTGCTGCGACATACCTTTGCATCACATTTTATGATGAATGGGGGTAACATCCTCGTGCTACAAAAAATACTCGGGCATACCGATATTAAGATGACTATGCGCTATGCTCATTTTGCGCCAAACCACTTAGAGGAAGCCTTGAGACTTAACCCTCTCAAGTGTCGCAAAACTGTCGCACGAGCTTAGAATTATTGCCCTATATTGGCCTATATTGATTTTCTAAACATCTGTTTTTGAACCAAGTTATTGTTTTTTGGTTGGTTGTTATGGTTCTCATAATCGCTTGGTCGCTGGTTCAAGTCCAGCAGGGGCCACCAGATACAGCAAGGGCTGGAGAGAAATCTCCGGCCCTTTTGTTTTCCTCCAGGATATCTATAGGATATTTCACAGCGGTAAAGATAGGTCACTAACGTGACTTAACACGACTAAAAAGTTAACCTTACTAACCATACTTTTTAGAGGGTTTTAACCATGAGCCGACGCCGCCCATCACCACAGGAACTGTATTACCAGTCAATTGAGAGGGATCAGGAGCGAGAAAGATATAACCAGTTTTTACAGGATAATGGTTATGACAACACGCCACATCATGCTCATCTTTACGTAATGAGAATGCGCTATGTTGGGATGAAGGCAAGAGACACCATTGAAATGTTGGCTGGCTCGTTACCGCACATGTACGACTAATTGCACTTTCGGCTCGCTCACATAGCACCCGGAAATATTTAATTTCGCGGGTACAAAATTTCGATGAAGTGGGCCGCTTTCCGAAACTAAGTGCTTAGAGATTTGATGCCCCCTCCCCGTAAGTACTTATAGCTTTGCCGAGCAGTTAAATATTCTTTTTAACGCTGCCGTGGCGTCATACAGCTTTAACTTGCTGTTACTCCCTCGCTCCGGGGCGAGCCCTTTCAGGCGGCTGGCTACCGTCTGCCGATGCAGTCCAGTGAGGCTGGAAAGCTCGTTGATGTTCAGTAATTTTTTGCCGCTGCACATTTCAAATTTCCTGCCGGATGTCGAT